TCTTCAGCCAGTATATAGTACTGTTCGCTTGTCATTCAGGCTCCGCCCTCCTTCAGATTATTCCTCGGTCTTGCTCAGAACAGCGGGGACGTACTCAGCCAGCTTGGTGACGTTGAAGACATAAGCTACATTGTCATCGTCCGCGCGGCCGTTGCCGTAGACCTTCGCGATCAGCAGATCTGCATCGTCAAGGGCCTTGGTTTCGGTGTACTCCTGTACCTTCAGGCCGGAGAAGCCCATGGTGTAATGTCCCTTGATGGTGATAGCGGCTGTGCCCTGCGCCATCTTGGGCTCTGCGATAACAGTGACAGGGATGAAGCTCTTCGTGATGTAGCCGCCGGAGATGCTGTCACCGTACAGAGCGGGATTTACATAGTTGTAAACGTCCGCAGGGTTCGCGATGACTGCGATCTCATTGACCGCACGCTTGCCGCCGTTTGACAGCGCAGCGAGTACGGGAGCGAGCTGCTTCGGAGAGAAGCCGGTCAGTGTAGCCGCTACGGTCTTGGCAGTGTGAGTGCCGTCCTGGCCGACGGCGCCGATCTGCTTCAGGATACCGATCGGAGCGTCCTTGCCGGTGCCGTTAAGGTAGCCGTCAGCGATTCCGTCATACATAGCTTCCTGCAGGATCGCGCGGAAGTATCTGTCCACGTAGCCGATCTCGAGGTCTCTGATGGACTTCGGGATGATGCAGTATGCATACAGCTTGCCTACCTCGATGTTCAGGCCGGTGATGGTAGCGGACAGCTCAGCGCTGTTGGAAAGTGCGGAAGTAAGGGATCCCCATACAGCCGCGCCGGTCTTGGAGCCGGTCAGCCAGTGCTTCACGTTCGCAGGTGCGAAGGTGATGAGGTCGAGGATCGGATACTCGGTGCGGACATCTTCCAGGGTCTTGTCGATGGTCTCGATCGGAATGATGTCGATCTGCGCAGCAGTGAGAGCCTGCTTTGCGCCGCCCTTCAGCATCTCATAGAATTTCTTTTCATTTTCGGAAAGCGGGCGAAGGCCGAGGCTCTTCTTGTACTCCGCATCCTGCTCAGCTCTCTGAGCCTCACGAACGACCTGATCGATCAGGGCGCTCTGTGTCTCGCTGATCACCAGCTCCATAGCGTCAGTGATCGCCTGTGTCTTGTCATCTGCGCTGTTCAGCATCTGGACGATCTTTGCTTTTGTCTCTTCATTAAGGGGAGTCTTGTCAATTCTCATTACTGTCTCCTTTCAAAATATGCTGCCCATCCTGTTTTGGGCTGTGTTTCTGTTCCTTTCATCAGCACCTCGGAGAGCTCTTTCGCGAGCTTGTCGACGTCGATGTTGACCTCGATCTCCTGTGCTTCCAGTACTGACTCCGGAGCGGTCAGCTTCCGCATGATCACGCCAAAAGCGGACTGCTTCGGCTCGTCATCATCCTCGTCTTCGTCATCGACCTCTGTCGCGAAGCCGTACTCGACGGCGTCCTTCGGCAGGATCCATGTCTCGGCGTCCATGAGTGCCTTGATCTCTTCCTCGGAGATCGTGGCGACCTTCTTGTAAGCCTCGACAGATGCCTGCGTGATGGTCTCGATGTCGTCGGCAGTCTTCCGGAGCTGCGCAGCGTTGCCCATGGCCACGGTCCATGCGTTGTGGATCATCAAAAGCGATGCCGGCTGCATGACGCGCCGATCACCGGCCATGAAGACCACGGACGCAGCACTGCACGCGAAGCCGTCGCAGATCGTCACGATCTGAGCCTTGTGCTCGCGCAGCACATTGTAGATCGCGAGTCCTTCCGACACGTCGCCGCCGTAGCTGTTGATGTGCACGTTGATCGTGTCGACATCGAGTTCCTTCAGCTGATTGACGATGGTCACGCCTGACTGTTCTCCCACATCCTGCCACGCGCACGCGCAGATGTCGCCGAAGATGTACAGATCAGCAGAGGCGTCGTTCTTGACCAGCTGATAATACTTAGTCGGAGTTTTGGACATTCCGTCTTTCCCTCCTTTCCTTATGTTTGCTCTGTTTACGGTTGCTATTTCTTACGGATTCTTCAGCCGGATCATCAGCGCCACCCGTCGGCTGTGCGCCTTCCTCCATCATGCCTTCCGTCGCGTAATTCTTAGTAAGCGCCCTGGTTGTACTGAACTCTGTATTCAGGGCGGGATACCCTACCATTTCGAAGATCTCGTCAAGCGTAAAGCCGATCGCCCTCAGCTTGTCGAGACTGTTCGCCGCGTCGATCACGTCGATGTGCTTGAAGTGAGCGAGCCACACGAAAGCGCGCTCGCCGGCGACGTAATCCTTCTCGCCCACCAGCTTGGCGTTGAGCGTGTCGTTGATCACCTCGGCGGGCGGACCCACTGCGTAGGTGATAAATTCGTTCGTGGCGTCGGACTGCTCCGTGATCTGGCCGTTGAACACGCCGAGCGGGATGTCGTAGGCCGCAGCGCACTCTTTATTGATCGTGTCTGTGAGCGTCGCCAGCTCTGCTGCCGTGACCTGCTTCTTTACATCCATGAACTCCAGGGCCGTCCCGGTCTGCTCTGTCAGGATCGCGAGCTTCTTCCCGTCGATCTTCGACTTGAACTCCTCCAGGACATTGTCCAGTGTGAGCCGGACCTCTTTTCCATCCGCGGTCCTTCTCCGGAACTGCAGGTTTGCGTCGACCTTGAATTTCAGCAGCGGCGTGTTCGCGATCGTCTCCAGCGACTGCACAGCGTTCAGCGCGTCATTGAGGCAGTTCAGGACATTGTCCGTGAATACCCTCAGCTTGTCAGTGCTGTATCTGAAATGCAGGATGTCGTCGGAGCTGACGCCGTACCGCAGCGCGACTTCGTTGTAGCCGTCCGTCAGCACGATGTGGCTGTAGGTCTTGCCAAACAGCACATAATCGTCCATCTGGTACGAATTTGCACGGTAATACTTGCCGTTCGGCATGCGGACCACTACGCAGTCACCTGTCGCCACCAGCTCCCGCGCCACATTGAACCAGAAGTCTGTGCCGGTCTCGTTATCATTGGGCCTGATGTTGAGGCGATAATATGCCTCGTCCTTGCGGCGCTTCTCACCCTGCGTCAGGACGATCTCGCTCTTCGCAATCGCCTTCGCGATCATTCCGGCAGCCTTTTCCTGCGCCATAACGGCAAGCTGTACCTTCGTGAGATCTGTCGCTATGATCTCCAGGACGTTTGAAACGTCCCCTGTCTTGCTTTTAAATAACCACTCAAACATAGATGATAGTCTCCTTCAGCAGGTCAGCGGAAAACTCTGCCGCAACGAAGGCCATAAAGCCGTCGTTTTTCCTGAGCTTCGGCTCAATCTTTACATACTGCATATTCCCGTACTTATCCGTCAGCGTGCCGGTGTTCTGGGTGTACCACCGCATGATCGCGCTGTCGCCATAGTCTACCCGGTGCTCCGAGTAGAGCTTCTCGACAGACGGCGCGATGATCCCGCAGGCGCTCCCGATCTTCCTGATCAGCCGGACCGTGCCCTGCGGGTTGTCCCTGGTCTCGATCGTGATCCCACGCTGCTCGAACACTGTCTTGAACAGCGTATACCGGTACGTGTCCATGGTGATCTTGACGACCGCATAGTCCTGCATGATCTTCTCGCACCAGTCCACGATCCCGTCGACCGGGATGACCGGTGCCCGTACCACCTCAAAGTCCCTGAAGCCGGCTTTTCCGACGTTCTCTATCGGGAACTTGATGCTCTTCAGGAATGGGCTCTCCGAACAGATCCATGTGTGCTGCCTCCACTTGTGATTTCCCTCGTCATCGATTGTCAGCACTCCTGCCGACGCAAAGTCGCGCACGTCCGCATAGTCGATCCCGATGATCGCCATCTTTCCGGTCGTGTCCTGTGACTTCCGGACAGACTTCCTTTTCGTGTCCTTGTAGGAGCAGAGCAGGATGTTCTTCCAGCTCGTGACGGCCTGCTCTTCCCGCAGCTGGGGAAGGTTGCATCGCTTAGTGATGTATTCCCGGTACTTCTCAGGATCGCCCTTAGCCTTGATCCATCCGCGCTCGATCGCCCTCTGAAGTGTGGGCAGGTACTCCATGGACGGGTTCGCCTTGTGCATCGGCTCTTCCTTGCCCGCTTCCGATTCCCTGTCAAGCCGGCAGAGAAACGGGAAGATCCCGAGCGGGTTCGCTCCGCCCTCTAGGATTACCCTGCAGTCGTCCAGGAGCTTGTCAAGAGGACCCTCGCGGACGTATCCGTTCGTCGTGATGATGATCTCCCGGAAATGCCGTTTCTTGCCTTCAGAGCTCTCGAACACGTTCACAGAGTCGTTGTTCTCGTAGGCGTGAAACTCATTAAAAAAGATACAGCCCGGAGCCTTGCCGTCCTTTGTTGTGGCGTTGCTCGTGTTGTATCTCAGGATGGATCCTGTCTCAAGGTTCTCGATCACTTCCTTCGTGACGTGAAATTTGCCCTTGAACTTGGGATTTTTATAAAGCCGGTTATAAACGACGCTGAAGGTGTCCTTGATCTGCTGCTCACTGTTCGCCACGAGCTCCACATGGTACTCGGGAATCCCGTACAGCGGTGTCTGGAAGAAATTAGCGAGCGGAGCCATGAAGCCGTCCTTGCCGTTCCCGCGTCCCATCAGCATGACGATCTCGGGGAAAAGCGGCTCGCCTGTCGAGTCGTACATAAACACAAACGCCAGGACAAATTTCTGGTATGGGAAGAGCGGGTAATAATTCGCCTCCAGGTACCGGATGCAGTTATGAAACGTCGCTTCGTCAAAGAACACGTCCTTCCGCTTGAGCGTGGGCTTGACGATGTTCCTGATCAGCAGTTTTCGGTCACGGTTTATCCACTTCGGATGCGCTTTGCAGTACGCGAGATAGTCATCTATCTCTTTACAGGTAATCATCCACGCTTCCTGCGATCACCGGCGTCTTTATGTCGAGCTTGTCCAGGATCGCGAGCATGATCGACGTCTCCCGCTGCAGGTCAGTCACGCTGGGATTGGCTATGGTCTTGTCGTGGCCGTTGCCGGTGCTGACCGTGATCCGGATCCCCTGCTCCTCGATGTCCATGTTGAGCCGCTCTTTGAGCCGCCAATGCATCATGTATGTGTCAACCATGTCAACGCAGTATTCCGTGACCTTGTTCTGCGCTTCCAGCTGAGCGATCAGGGATTCTCTTATTTTTTCCTCTGTCGTCATCTGTCTTTCACCCCTTTCGTGTGATATTTATCGGATTTTTCCGGAGTCTAGGCCGCCCCTTCCGTTCGCCCCAAAGCTGAAAAGTCAAACCTAAGCATGGGGGGAGTCTACCATTTCTCCTCTGTCGCATATTTCTTTCGCGGACGCTGGTTTTGTACCCATGTTCTCCCATGGGCCTCGTTATGGCAGCCGTCGCAGATGGCCTCAAGGTTATCCTCGTCGAGCCCAAGGTCAGGCCGCACCTCATACGGAACGATGTGATGTACCTGTGTCGCCGGCTTGATCTTCGTCCGGATACCTGACTTTAATTTCTTCCTGCACTCCTGGCACTCGTAGTGGTCACGGATCAGGATCCTCTCTGACATCCTTCGCCACGCCTGCGAATGATAGAAGCGCATCTTCTCTTCTCGTGTCATAAACAAAAGCGGGCCCCTCAAGGCCCGCGGTGCTATGGCTTGTATAGCGCTATCGGCATGCGCTACAGCTCTGCTGGCAGGCGTCGATCCTGCTCCCCCGCTCGGGCAGCATATGCCCCGACACGTCC